GCGCGATGGCTTGGGCACCAGTATCTCCCACACCGGGTCCTTAATGGGGACCAAGCAAGTACCGACGCATGATGAGGTGAAGGTCACTCAACCTCATGTGCGAATTGATAGTATCGTTCATCAGAGAACACCTCGGGTGTGGTGTCCAAGATGAGACGGCCAGTAAGATCATCCATGTCATAGAGTCCAATATCGTATTTTGCCATAACTACGTCTAGGAACTCATCATCACTTAAAACCAGAGGTTCAGAACGGATCTTGCGATACACGTCATCCACGCTCGTGACGCCTTGTTTTGCAAACCAAGTTAAATCGACAAGCTTGACTTCACTAAACTGAACTTGGGTAGATGAGAAGCGGGCAAGAAATTTGTCACGCATGTAGGCAACATGGCGGAATTCATAGGCATAACTGAGGGACTTGCCCGCAATGTACTGTTCATCACTTACGTCATGATTGCGATTGGCCCTTGCATTAAATCGCATCAATGCTTTTCCAATAAGAGGAACCATACATGCCTGATCAGTCCCTACTGGAACGAAGAACCTAGATAGAAACGTTAAATCACAAAAAAACCGACGCTCCTGAGCTTTAAGCTTCATGCCAGCGTCGGAACAGTGACGCTGCCAACGCAGCAGATATATTCCGCGTTCAGTAGTGCCAGCGGCGATGTCGTCGCCGAGTAACGCCACTTTAGTTTTTACAACGCGAGTTGCCTCACAGAAACTGTGCCACAAACAAAAATTCCATACGGTGTTTCTAGCAGTTGTGTCGGTGCCACCGGTGGCCAACTGATACTTAAGGTCAGCACTCAACCCGTATTGATATGACTTAACAGTAAAAGTTTCTGAGTTGCGAATGTAAAAACGTAAAAACCAACGAGGGGCTCCACAACGCTTCAACCAGTGTGCAAAAATCCGTGTGACATCCCGCAATTGGCTCCTGTCATTAGCGCTGAAATCTCCTTCAAAGTAACGCTTACAGCCTTGTAGCCCGGTGGCTATAGCTACGTCACCCTTTGCGTAGGCGAAAATGACTTTTTCAACTTGCGGTGATCGGAACGTGTCTAACGCGCAGTCCAGACGTTTATTGAACTCGTCCATGATCGGCCCGGTCAGGACGTTGTATTCGTCTGTTCCTACATAAATAATGCGCGGAGCCCATGACGGGTCATTTCGTTTAAGGAGCACTTCTCCCTTCACCATCAGCTCCTTGGTGTTAAGGGATCGAAAGTCCACGTCGTGGAGGTTGCGGAGAGCGGCCGCCATCCTTTGTTGTTTTTCGGGATCAAACTTGGACACCCAACGATCATAGATGTCTTGAGTCCAATCATAAGGACGTACCTCCGGGAAGACACGGTCGGCGAGGGACAGCGCCGACTTCACTATACTGGTTGCAACACGATCCTCAGAAACGAAATTGCACCGCTTATTAAAAGCAGCCAAAAGCGATGCAAAATCGTTCCCCGTGACGACCGGTACTTGTTGAGAGAGTACCGGGCCCAATTGATCAACAGGTGCGTAGGCTTCACTATCAATGCGTTTGGATTCGTAAAGTCTGATGGGCACCTGAGGGACAAACTCGCGCTCAGCCACAAGCCTAAGCCGGGGATCTCCATTATGTATGTGGTCACCGAAGTCCACGGGCGCTGGGACTTCTAGTGGGAGACCCACCGGCTTAGGCTTATAGTGAGAATGTCGTTTCTTGGGCACGGTTGCTGAAGTGTTTGGAATGTTGAACTGTTGTCCAG